GTAAGCTCGACTCGCTGGGCGTCATCGTTTCGGCCCAAATCCCGGACACCCTGCCGACCCGCAACCCCATCACCGGCTACACCGCCGACAAGCCCGCGCTGGTTTCGTGCCTCGTGCGTCTCACCTACAAGCTCATGCAGAGCTACGAGCAGAGCCCGACCTACCAGATGAACTTCAACGGCAAGAAGGTCGCCATCGGCACCTACGACCGTGTGAAGAGTCTGATTCTTCGCCTCGACTCGGACGCCTACCGCAACTTCATCGACTGACGAAAAAGTTTTCAGAAAATCGAGAAAAGTTTTGACATTACAAAGACCGTTGCTATTTATCAGCAACGGTCTTTTGTTTTCTAGCAATGAAAATCTCCACCAACAACTCTTTCGGCTTCATCGTTGCTAATCATCCAGTTATCAAGGTGAATCCAACCCCTGTTTCTTCCAACCCTCCGCGCTTTACCGGCACGAAGAAAGAAGTGAAGAAAAAGTCTTGACTTTTGATATGACGTGAACCATCGTAGGGCTTCTTCAATAGAACTCCTATGAAATACATCACTCGTCTGTTCATCGTCGCGGCCATGCTGTTTGCTGGTGCCGCTTTCGCTCAAGAGCAAGCTGCGCCCAAGCCGCAGGAAGTTGTGGTTCGCATCCAACAGGATGCCCCGAAGGCCGCTGCTCCCGCTCCCACCGTTGCCCAAAAGGCCAACGAATGGGTTGACGTGGGCACCAATCTCGGCACCGCGTTCGGCGCGGCTGCAAAGAGTATCCTCCACGAAACCCGCGATGCTGCCTTTGGCAAGGACGTTTCGCTGGTGGACGGTATCGACAAGTTCAGCAAGAGCGAGGCCGGTCGCTTTACCATGCTCATGGTGGGCTGGAAGATTATGGGCAAGGACGCCGTGGACCTTCTGGACCGCGTGAAGAACGTCGCCATCGGTGTTCCGTTCCTTATCGGCTGGACTTGTGTGTTCATCTGGTTTTACCGTCGAAACTTCATGGCTTACAGCGTGCGCACCGGCAAGACCGGTCCCTTCTGGAATCGTGTTTACACCTACAAGGTGGTCAACGAGGATGACAGTTGGAGCGACGGCAAAAGCGCCGGTGCAGTCGTCGCCGGTCTGGTTTACGCCGCCATCACCCTCGGCGTTGCCATCAACGTGATTTTCTAAGACGAGGGTGTTTCATCGAAACCCCGCCTCAAAAGGGCGGGGTTTTTTGTTGACATTTATAAAAACGGTGCCACTCTCTTTTGTATGAAGCTCGACTTAACTTTGGCCGACCCGGAAAATTTCATGTCTCACCAGCATTGGATTGGTGAGCACCCGGTCATTTTGGTCCAACCAGTTCATATCGGCTGTCACTGGACCAAGGAGAACATGAAGTTCCGCTCGGTCGTTACGGACATTGAGGGCAACATCGTGTCGGCTTCTTTCAAGAAGTTCTTCAACTGGGGCGAGAAGCCTCATCTGACCCAACCTCCGACCAATCTGGCGAACGCCAAGTTGATGGAGAAGCTGGACGGTTCGACCCTCATTTTCTCGCGCTGGAAGGGCCACACTGTTATCCGCACTCGTGGCACCGTGGACGCTCGCAAGCAGGAGAACGGTTACGAAATCGACATTCTGTGCGAGAAGTATGCTGGCTTCATCAAGTTTCTTGAGTCATTCCAGACCACCGACCACTCGTATGTTTTTGAGTGGACCTCTCCCTCGAACAAGATTGTGCTGAACTACGGCGACGAGCCGGATATGGTTCTGACCGCAATCATCGGCCATGACGGCTATTTTTATCTGCCGCAATCCAATCTGGACGGCTTTGCGCACACCTATGGCCTGCGTCGTCCTCGCACCTACTCCTACAACTCGGTTGAGGAGATGCAACAGGCTGTGCAGGACATGAAGGGCATGGAGGGCATCTGCGTTTATTTCCACGACGACCAAGAGATTCTCAAGGTCAAGTCGTCTCACTACCTTCTTTGCCACCGCATGAAGAGTGAAGTTTCTTCTTTGGAGAAGCTCATTGATTTGTGGTTCGCGCAGAACAAGCCGTCTTACCAAGAGTTTTACAAGTTCGTTTCCGACACGTTCGATTACGAGATTGCTGAGATGTGCAAGGCGAACTTGTCAACCGTGTGTGACGCTTGGAAGGATGTTCAACCGATTCTCGTCGGGTTCAACACTTTCGTCGAAAAGGTCAAGAATTTGTCGCGTCGAGAGGCTGCGGAGAAAATCTTGCAGGCGTATGGTCAGACGAATCGCGCTTCGTTCGTGTTTGCCTTGCTTGACGGAAAGAGCCTGACCAATGAACAGCTGAAGAAACTGTTATATCAAGTGCTAAAAAAGTAATCAAACACTAAATTAAATGCCCGGTTCTTATTGGAGTTCGATAAAGTTTAATGCTTCATATCGAGGAATACCATTTGAAGGGTTAACTAAAGAAGACGCATGGAATAAGTTTGTTGAACAAGATGGAAAATGCGCACTTACCGGAGAATTGCTTGTGTTCGAGTCGGAAAGTAATGCATCGGACGGAACGGCGTCGTTGGACCGCATTGATTCTTCAAAGGGATACACCAAAGAGAACATTCAGTGGGTCCACAAAAATGTAAATTACATCAAGCGCGACCTTCCAAACGATGAGTTCATCGAGTGGTGTAAAAAAGTCGCAAAGCATAACACTGACGCTTGACTTTTCTTAAAACCTCGTCACTTTAATACCCATGAGATACATTCGTGTTAGTAAGTTCTACACCGGCCTCGCCGGTCTATCCCTCGGTTGGGTTGTCGCCGCACTCGTTCGTGCTGGCGGTGGTAACATCGCCCCGCTTGATTTTGGAGGCATCTGCGCTCTCATCATGGTTGCACTCTTCATGCCACTTTGGTTCGAGAAGCAATAAAGCTTCTTGACTTTTCATAAAACCTAGTCACTCTTTCTCTCATGGGCTATACAAACTATATGAAGAACAAGCCCCCTTTCACTGATGCTCAGTGGGTGGCTTTTTGCGCGGATGTTCGCAAGATTTTCGATGACCACTGGGATGAAATTGCCAATCCCAACGGTGTTGTCGGCACCAACCCCTATATCGGTCGAAACGAAATTAGCTTCAACGGCATCGAAGATGATGCTCACGAAACCTGCGTTGTGCGGCGCGGGGGCGTCAAATTCGAGTTCTGCAAGACTGCCCGCAAGCCTTATGACAAGGTTGTGGTAAAGGTCTATAAGCTCGTGCGCAAGTATCTTCCCGAAACTGTGCTTTCTTCTGACGGTGGCGAGGCTGTTTTCGGCAACGTGGTTGTCGTGGAAGCGCCCAACGGCAAGCGTCTGACCTATTCGGCTGGTGGATTTGAGGTTAAGGTAGGCGATAGGGTGGTTCTTCCTCCGCTCAGTTTCGACAAAGACGGTGACGAGTGGGTGGCCACGGTCATTGCCACCGAAAGCGACTATGAAGGTCGCCTAGTCGAAATCATCGACATTGACGAACTCGCTTTGACTGTTGAAGAGGCTCAGAAACCCACCGTAGGCACTCTGAAAGATGCCATCGAGCGCATTATCCTCGACGACACTGACGCGACACTGAACGTCGATTTCGCTGCCGAGAAAATCGTCAAGCTCGTTCAGTCCCGACTGAAATAAAAAATCCTTGACAGATTTTCGGTATAGCCCATAGTTATACCTGTTCTTTGACGCCGGGGTAGCTCAATGGTAGAGCACCTGTTTTGTAAACAGGCGGTTGTCGGTTCGAATCCGACCCTCGGCTCCATGTCCCCGTCGTCTAGCGGTTAGGACAGCGCCCTTTCACGGCGCTAACAGGGGTTCGATTCCCCTCGGGGACGCCAATTTCATAGGTGGTAGCGCAGACCGAAACAATGGGACAAAGTTTCTAACGTCGGGAATCCTGCTTTCGTCCTTTGTGCTGTTGGGATTCAAACGAGCCAGCGGGCCACCTATTTTATAATTTCCGACTAAGCGCGCAAAAGTCGGCGGGGAGTTGATAGCCTCGACAACAAAGACTAATCCGGTCTGGCCAGCCGAAAATGGCTTGACTTTTTATAAAAACAGTTCACTCTCCAAAACGTAAAACTGAGTGTTCTTTCAAACTGTGGGCTGGCATGTTCTAAGGCAGCGACGGATGCTTGCACCATCTGTGTTGTGAGTTCGATTCTCATCTGGTCCACCAATTTTTTGGCCCTCTCTAGTAGTGCTGCAAGGTGCTATCATGATTCAGTGAATTACCAGACGATGATACTAGTCGAAGTCTGGTCGGTATCTGTCTAACATGGAGTATAAATAAACGAGGTAAATACCTCGTGGGGTCGCCAATTTCGTTCCAGCCTATCTAGCTAGTAGGTGGTGGCCCATAACCCATTGTGGTAAAAAACGGTTCGACTCCGTGGGACGAGACTAATTTGAGTTGAAATATGAAACGGAACATTTGTGCGACCCGCGTTCACTCAAACGGACAGCGCACTTATCCGGGTAGCCTACCCGGAGAAAATATAGACTCGCCCTTGGGCAAGGCACACTTTCCCATCATCAACATGACCGTCAACGACATCAAAACCGCCATCATCAACGGGCAGCTTGACGCCGCTCTCGACCTTCTCAAACAGACCATCAAGACCCGCGAGGGTATGAAGGCTCTTCAACTCAAGAGTGAACTCGGCATCGGTGACACGGTGTATTTCACGAGCAAAGTTCGTCCGGCTTATCTTGCTGGTGTTCCCGCCAAGGTCAAGGACATCAATCGCGTTCGCATCGTGGTTGACCTTCTGAATCCCGTTGGCCGTTTCAACAAAAACATCACGGTGCCGGTGGAACTCATGACGAACGTCAAGCCATGAATTATTTCAACAAACTCGCCACGATTCTTAGCGATGTTGCGGAAGATGCAACTAAGTCCACTGGTCTTGGTTTTTCTTTACAAGAGAAGCTGTTGACTTGCGTGGGGTATCTCGCGCTCATTTCTCTTTGCGTGTTTGGCTTTAACTTCGGTGTGGAGGCCGACATTTTTCTTCTTTCCTTCATCAGCATGGGATTGATGATTCCCCTCACCGGATTGTTTGTTGGTGTGGTTTTTCTTTCCAAAAAGTCTTGACTTTTGATAAGACTAGTATCAAGCTAGTCTTCTAATCGTGAGGTAAGCCTCACAACAATTCCAACGCCGGGTAGGCCCGGCAATCACTTTCCTGTTCTTTGTATACAAAAACCGATATGAGGGCCGTGTGAAATAAAACGGCGAAGAACTTCACCCTCAGATTGTGGAGGCGGCTAGCCCCACCAGCAGAAATGCTTCTCGGAAACCTAGCCACCAATTTCTATCCCTTAGAGCCGATGCCATGCGTGCTAGGATTGGGATGTGCGGGGACGCTAAACCCTGATGCCCGAAAGGGGGTCATGACCTTCACCGGTCAATGGGAAGTTGCCGCAAAGCTTTGATGTAGCATGTGATGTTAGGCAACGTTGCCGAAGCATCAAAGGTGTGCAGCCTCTCTTGAAATGGAGGAAGGGTGGGTTTCGACTCCCACACATCAGACCTGTCGAGGAAGCCCGGGGTAAACTGGGAAGTCCGTGGTTAAAGTCCCGGTAGTCGCAATACGAGCGGCTGTATTCTAACGAAGAGACAGCGGTCCTGAGTATGACACTAAACTGCTCGAATGGCGTTCACGACGCTGAAAGCACCTCTCCACGCCTCCATTATTGAGGCGAGGGTTCGTGAAGGTGGGGTAAAAGTCCCAAAACAATTTTTCTTTCGTAGGAAGTAAGCCAACCCGGACGTGACTGCATACAAGTGGCTCTGGTGCAGGTCGGCTGGTGCGGGGAAGAACCGCTGTAGTGCTTGGCAGTAAACGTAGCCATCCGAGCTGCCCCTACGTTAATTTTCAATGTTCCAATTCAAAGACCAACTATCCGTGGGAGGCAGCGGGGAAGAACTCTTCCTGTCGCTGCATCCTTGGCTTAACAAGGCCGACGGTATCAAGTTCGACTTTGAAAGAGACGGCAAGAGTGTTGAGTTGAAGACCGACACCTATTCCATGAAGCGCACAGCAAACTACTTCATGGAGCGATACAGCGACACTGAGCGAGGAACGCTTGGTGGTCCGTGGCGAGCCGCGCGAGACAACGTGGATTTTTTCGTTTATATGTATTCAGTTGAGCAGCAATGCTTTTGGTTTAACAGCAAAGAGCTTGTGGCCTTTCTGGATGAATACTGCAAGACTAAACGTCTCGTGGAAATTCCCAACAAGAGTTGGGTGACGACGGGATATCTCGTGCCCCGCTCTGCTGTTGAACACTTGGTGTTGAAGAATAGTGGAGTTTCCGTTTAATTTCTCTGGCCGCTCTAACTTTTTTCATTTTCTCGCTTACTTCTTGAAAAGTTCTACCGGATTTATAGCATGAATTTTCTTTTCCGAGACCATTTCCTTGCAACGATTGACTTATTTTATGTTTATGTGCTGATGAAAGACATCTACCTCGCAACGAAATGCTGAGATTTTCTCGATGTGTATTTGATTTAATTTTTCCAGCTAATCCCGCAGAGATTTTGTTTTTCGTCTGTTGAGTTCTCGGGCCGGTCGATTTTCCCTTTCTTGCTTCTTTTATTTTCGCTATTGCTTCCACCGAGTGCCGATAGCCCTTAAAAGAAAAATGTTTTGCGACTCTCCCGCCGCCCGGATGAATGTTGTATCCGTTGTCAATGGAATCTAGTTTAGTAACCCAGAAAACTTCTCGCTTGTTGAGAATTTCTAAGTCCGGTTTACACTCTTCCAAGACCACTTTTTCAAACATTTCATAACCATATTTTTTCAAAGCGGCATAAATTTTCAATTGAGATTTACAATGCATTCTACGATATGCTTTGTCCCATCGCGTAAGTATGTTGAAACTCTGACCGACATACCACTTATTGTTTATTTTGTTCCTTAGCCCGTAAATACCGCAACATTCTTTTTTCAAGGATTGACTCTCTGTGTCTGTGATAGTGTCGTTTGACACGGGTTCTGTTGAGTTCATTAAGTTCTTCTTTTGTTCGGTTTAGTTTTTTTCTTCCCATATCATTGATAAATATAACATTAGAACATAAAACATTAGGATTTTCAGATTTTTCTTGCTATTTATAATGGGATGACCAAGATGAAGCCTATGAAATCTACCAAACATCGTTCCACGGTGGGATGTGGCACAAATATGACTACCCGCGTTGAAAAGCAACGGCGTGGCACGGGCAGCTATTCCCGCAAGACCAAGTATGGCAAGCGGTGGGAGGACTGAGCGATGAAGCATGAATGGTGGGTATATTCCACTTGTCTTTCCACCGGCTGGCTTATGCTTGAGTGTGCTATCACCAAGCAAACGGCTTACGTGAAGAATCCCACGAAAAGAGAATGGGCCGAAGCGTTTCGTGCTCCCAGTCATCCATACCGGTGGCATGACGAATCTCGGGTAGAACTTTCTTAACATCATGGACAACGAAAAAATCAATCTCGTCGGGCGCTGGGTCATCATGGGCATTCTTGCTTGTGGTGCCGTGACGTGCATCTTCACCGGCAAAGCAGACTATTCCTATGGTCTTGCTATCGCCGCATTCTTGTTCTGGATGCTCACCGATTGACCTTGACTTTTCATAAGACTCGGTCACTTTAATATACATGCCTCGTAAAGCCCAACCTCGCATCAAGCGTCCCTCTGGTATCGAACAGAGCGCTAACGGCAAATATTTCTACTGGAAGTGCAATATCAGCGGGCTTGAAACCTTTGCTGACGAAAAGCGCTTCAAGGACGTGGTCAAGAGCTATGGCAGCGAAGACAAGCTGTTCAAGGAATATGCTCTGCGCCCAGCGCAGAAGTATATCGACGCCGGGTTTACCCCGGAGTATGTTCGCGAACTGGCCAAGGGCAAGAAGAAGCTTCCTCGCATCGATGCTGGCGAGAAGGAGCGCAAGAAGCAAATCAAGGAACTCAAGGGTAAGAAGCGTGGTCGCAAGCCGAAGCTCAAGAACTTCGCCACCGGAGAGTCCACCGAGGTCGTGCTCAACAGCGAAGGTGTGACCGAGGAAGTTGTGCGCAAGGTGTATCCTTGGAGCAACAACCCCGACTATTTCAAGTCAGAGCCTTGTATGCTGGAAATCAGCGAGGCGACCAAGGTCACGTGCTTGTTCCCCAACCGATATCTCGACGACATGTGCTACGGCTGTCCGGTTTACGCCAGCTGCGCCTGCAAACTCAAGATGGGTGAAGAGGACTGGAAGCAGCCAAAAAAGAAACAGGAAGTCAAGATTACTCCGATTCGTGCGTTCGAGCCGGAAGAAATCGAGTCTTGACTTTTTATAAATCTCCGTCAAGCTACTCTCATGCTCACTCCTCTGACCGTTCGTCAACAGCAACTCATCGTTGCGTCGTTTCGCAAGGTGTTTCAGACCGGAAACATCGACCACCTCACGAAGTCGGCCTACAATTTCATCTATCAGGCCAGCGGCTTCATCGCGCACTACAATCTTTACGGCTTCCGTGAGGAATACCGCGACGTGAGCACTCTCAAGCGCGCCATTGCTCGCAGCTATGGAGCAAACCAGTGGCGCAACTTCCGCCCGGGCGATAGCTCCTACGAGTATTACATGGCCAAGCGTGATTGCTACAACAGCATCGCCGGGCTTCTCGAAGCCGAGGGGTATGAACTCAACCAAGGATTCTGGTAACATGAAAAAAATCACACTTCCAAGCAACGGCCTCGGCATCTTCCTCATGCTGTGTGTCTTTCTCGGAGTGGTCACGATTCCGTTCGTGCTCACTCTCTGGCTTGTTTCTCTCGTCGCTCCGTGGTGGGTGGCAGTGCCGTGTGGCTTTGCGGCATCTCTGGCCGCTTTCCTGAGCACGGTCAAGTTCAAGAACTGACATGGACACCGCCAGCATCATCAATACCATTCGTGGTCTTGACTATCTCACACTCAAGACCATTCTTCCCGTCGTGGAGACCGAACTCGACCGCAAGAATCCTGAGACCATCGAGCGCGACCGCAAGATGAACGACTATTGGGCGGCGAGGAAGAAAGAACAAGAATACCGAGACAATGCTCTCGACCTTGCCTATCAGTCGCTCAAGCGCGTTCTGATTCCCGGCACTCGCCTCAAGATGCGTGGTTGCAAGGACGGCCAAGGCTTGCGCGAGTTCATTCGCTGGGACGGGCAAAACCTCGTCTGCTGGCAAATCAAGTATCGCCGTTCGTGGGACCGAGTGGCAAAGCGGTGGGACGAAGAGTTTGTGAACACAAACATCGTCACCACGCACATGCCCGACAAGGTTTCCGGGGTGTATGGCCGCATCAGCGGACAGCTTGTGCCGATGAAAAACATTCTCGGCGGGATAATTCCCGCTTGACATTTATAAAAAAACGCTCACTCTTGGATGCATGAAAGCTACCAAGAGCAACGTCCTTCTCTTCGTCAAAAACCAACTCTCGACCAACCGGGCGTGGGCACTCAAGGGTCTGGTGCGCATCTATGAGCGCCAGACTGTGGACGAGCAAAGGAGCGAAACCACCAGCCATGAGAATGGCATGGGTTTCACCGGCACCGATGCTCAGTTCCTATCCAGCCTCGCCAAGCAGTATATGCAGCGCGGCAGCTTGAGCGACAAACAGATGGTTTTCGTTTTCAAGAAGATGCCGAAGTATGCGGCTCAACTCATCAGCATCAGCGAGCAAGCCAAGCTAAACCAGATGGTCGAAGCTCATACGGCTTGACTTTTATAACAAATCGTTCAACCTGTTCTCACATGAAGGCTACCGTTAACAGAGACGCTCTTGCGAAGTTTCTCAACGTGGAGAAACTTCCTCGTTCCCAACGAATCGCCACGGTTGGGCGATTCGTGGCCGACAAGATGATGGAGAAATACAGCATCACGGCCTATGACATTAACAACGGGTATTGCTTCATTTGGGCATATCTCGTTTGGGCCATCGTCCAAGACGAAAGCATTTCGTTTCAAAGCAACTACAACCACGTGGTTGTGTCATACAAGGGCAAGTTCTATGACTCCGACCATATCACCGGGTCAAAGCTACTGACCAAGATGGAGTTTTTCAGTTCCAACTCGGGTGACACGATGGATGTGGAGCAGATGTGCCGTTACTGGTCACGTCATGGATACCGTGCCGCAGAGTTGAAAAAGGCCATGCGTCTTTCCGCTATCAGCCTTTATCGCAAAGCCCTGAGAGTCGAAATTTCTTGACTTTTATAACAAATCGTTCAATCTGACTCCAATGAACGTTGTAGCCACTCTTCCGCTCAAGGAGACTCTGTATCGCAGTCTTCGTGCCAGCAAGAACCGCAGCATTCTCATCGAAGGCAAGCGGTTCAACATCGCCAATCTCAAGACGTTTGCGATTCATGGTTGCAAGTGTGTGCGCTGCGGTCGTGAGGGCAACACTCTTCTGGCGTGGATTGACAAGGGCGGCGGGCATCACGTTGACCTGTTCAGCGTGTATCGCTCGGGCAAGTCTCGTGCTCGCCAGACGATTCTCATGAACCGTGACCATATCATCCCCAAGAGCAAGCGGGGCGGCAACACGGATTGGAATTATCAGCCGATGTGTATCCGTTGCAACTGCAAGAAGGGAAATAACGAGTGTGCCCGGGACAAGCGTCTCAGCGTTTTCCGCAATCACTGGAAGAAGATTTATATGCAGACCCACGAGCTTTTCACTCGCCACGTTCTGCGCTATCTGCACAAGCATACCGCCCTTTACGAGTTTGGTCAGACGGTTCGTGAGGTGTATCTGCACAAGATTACTTTCGTGCTCGCCAAGTTCACTTCATCTTTTTCATCCGTAGAACCACACGGTCGCGTGATTTGAGTTGACTTTTATAAAAAATAACTCACTTTAGTCGGCAATGAAGCACTCTCCCACTATCTCCAAGGTCTCACAAGCCATCCTCTCCAAGTTCAGCAATGGCGCTGAACTGACCGAGAAGTTTCATAACCTCGTTCGTCAGAGCATCGACGAAGTGGTTGACACGCCCCGCACCGGGCGCACGTCTCTCTCGGAACTCGAAAAGACCGAAAAGACCTACATCGGCACGAAGGTCGAAATCCTCACCCGTTCCATGCTCGGTCTGGTGAAGGGTAAGAAGCTCGACCTCAAGGTGGCTGACACGGAGGTTGACATCAAATTCACCATTGGCAACACTTGGATGATTCCGATGGAGGCTTTCGGTGAAATCTGCCTGCTCATTTACGGTAACGAGAAGAGCGGCACCTTCGGCGTTGGCCTGCTCAAGATGACTCCGGGCAATCTCACCAAGAGAGCCAACCGCGACAAGAAACTCAGTGTTTCGGCGCGTGGCAAGAAGAACATCGTTTGGCTGGCCCACGCTGGCCTTTTGACGGCCAGTGAAGTGCTCGCCATCAAAGAAAAGCATGGTCGGAAGTAAAAACTTCTTGACTTTTTACAAAAGACATATCAACCTTTCACCCGTAATCATCAACATCAAATAACACAAAAATA